TCCACTGCCGCATAGGAGGGCCCAGCGGAGAAGACGTCCGCGGCGCCGCCGAGCACGAAGTCGATGATCGGCCCACCGGGGGACCCGGCAACCTGGAAGTCATTCGCGGTGGGGTTGTGCACGAAGTACTCGGCGCCCTCGAGGAGGAGTCCGACAGCACCACCGGCAATGTTCGCGAACTCGACGACATCGCCCTCGGCGAAGCCGTGCGCGGTGAGCGTGAGCCGGTCGTCCCCGGCTGTGATCGTCACTGACCCAACGGCCACGCCGGTCTTGCCGGTGTTGATAAACGACGCGGTGTTGGACACAGGGCACCCCCATATTCGTTGCAGCAGAAGAAGAAAGAAAGGAGGGGTCTAGTTCCAGGCGGAGCGGGCGCTGGCGGTCATCTCGGCGTCGGGGTCGTATTCGGAGCCGCCGAACCTGATAGTCGTGACGCCGGGGAGGATCGGGTATTCGTCCATGTCCCAGGTCGCGGAGCCGCGCTGGTTCGCGTTCGGCTGGTCGTTCAAGAGGGCCTGCCGGCTGACCGAGTCGACGGTGAGCCACTGCCCGTCGGCGAGGTCGATGTCGAACCTGACGGACTGGGTGATGCCATCGGGGCGCTGCACACGGATCCACGGCTCCGGGACGGGCCCATCGATGCGCAGCAGCAGCGGCGCGGCCGCGTCTCCCAAGTTGGTGATGGTGATCGACCCGCCGACGAGCCGCCCCGGGAGGACGGTCGGGAGGGTGACGCCGCCGCGGTAGGTGTTGCCGACGAGGCGGGCGTTGCCGTGGATCGTCCACGTCTTCCCGGTCGAGTCGTTGAACGACGTCGCCCCAACGGATTGGGCCGTGAAGTCCGGGTTCGCGACGACCGTGCCTGCGGAGTTGCGGATCTCCGCGGCATACACGGTGCCGCCGGCGTTCTGCGTCCCGCCGCCGCCGCGCGAACCGATCTCCACCGGCGCCGACCCCGAGAAGATCGACGTAACTCCGGCTTGCACGACGCTCGAACCGAACTGCGTCCACGTCCCCGACAAGGACGGAGCCGTCCAGTACGTGATCGTCCTACCCGCGGCACCGTTGTCCACGTCAATGTCGGCGCGAAGCCGCACCCGGCCCGCCGTCGCACTGATCGCTGCGGTCGCGGTCGCCGTGAGCAGGTTCGTGCCGTCGGCCGACCACTGGAGCCGCGGGAACCCCGAGCCGTCCACGTTCAGCGCGTACGAGATCGCTCCAGCGCTGCCGTACTTGGTGACGAGCTGCTGAAACGAATCTGCCCACGACCACAGGTCAGCGTCAACCCGGATCGACAGGTCCCCGACGATGTCCAGGGCCGCAGTGTCAGGCGTTGACGAATACGACCCTGCGGCGTCGGGCAGGCGCAGACGCGCGGTGGCGGGCCGGGCGGGGAGGATCAGGCCGCCGCGCTGGACGGCCATGCCGGTGGTGACGGTCGTGAGGGTCCCGGAGTAGATGCGCGGGTCCGCGGCCACGAACGCCGCCGAGGCGTACACGTAGCCGTGGCCGATGGTCTTCATGTCGGGTTCGGGTCCGCGGGGCCTGCCGAACATGACGAACTCGTCGGGGTCCTCATCGAGGCGGAACCGGAGCTCGGCGATCTCCCCGGTGGCGCCGACGGCCCGGAACGCCGTGATCATGTCCTGAATCGCCCGGCGGGTGGTGGGGACGTCCTTGGCGGTGCCGTTGGCGATCACCCTGAGCGGCACCACGACCTCGGCGGTGAACTCCGCGCCGAGCCACGACCCGTGCGCGTACGGCCGCGGGCCGCCTTGGTCCGCCCTAGTTTGGCGGATGAACGGGTTGAAGTCGTCCTGCAGGTCGTACTGGGTGCCTTCGCCCATGAGGAGGTCACGGTCGGTCCCGACGAGGTGGATCTGTCCTTCGTCGAGCGCCATCAGGTCGCCCCGTGCCAGGACATCTCGTCCATGACCTGCCGGTACGAGAACACGTCGGTGTGGGCCTGCACGATGACCTCCTGGCGTTCGACGACGGTGGAGCCGATCCGCCGGGCCGGAAGGCCCGCGGTCTCGGGGATGTCAGCGGTGGTCGCGACGGGCACGGGGCGGGCACCGCGCCACTGGGTGGTGTTGACCTCCGCGCCGTACCAGGCCGCGGCCTGCTCGAGGATCGCCAGCGACCGGGCGCGGTTGCCGCGCCGGGGAATGAACGCCTCACCGCCCGTGGCGGGTTCGGCGAACGCGTACCTCGCGGGGTTCTGGGGCGAGTAGATGCCCGCGTTCAGCAATCCCATGGCGGCGTGCGTGTAGACGCCGCCCCACCGGTTCGCCTGTGGGGCCCACCGGTTGCGGTTCCGCGCTTCCTGGTTGATCGTCTGCAGGACAATGTCGACGGTGGTGCCGTGTAGGCCGTCAATGGCGTTCTGGAGCCCGTCGATCCCGTCCTCGGACTCGTCGATGCCCGCGATGATCCCCTCGGCGATCTCCTGCCCGGTCTGGTCACCGCGGCGGCCCCACAGCTCCACGACCTCCGCGAGTTCGGCGTCGGTCATCTCGGCCATGAGCGCGACCATCTCGGCGCCCTCGGGACCCATCGCGGCGAGCTCGTTGATCATGCCGCCGACGCCGCGCGCCGCGAGCTCCTGCAGGTTCGCCGCCCACTGCTCCTGCGCCTCGGCCTGCGCCCGCAGCTGCTCGATGAACCCCTGTGTGGTGAGCTCCTGGTCCTCTTCGAGACCTGCGAGCGCTTCTGAATAGGCGCCGAGGAGGTCCACGAAGTCCGTCGCGGCATCGGACCATGCCGCGATCATCCCGGCGACAGCTTCCTCGGCAGTCTCGCCCTGGGCGCCAAGGAGCTGCTGCAGGTACTCCAGCTGGAAGGCGTACGGGGCGGCCGCTGCAGCGGCTTCCTCGGCAGCCGCACCAGCATTTTCCAGTGCGGCGGCGTATTCAGGGAAGAGCGCCTTGACCTCTTCCAGCGTCATGCCCTGGGCCATGGCAGCGTCGGCGAGCTTGTTGAACGTCTCAACAGCGGCGTCGGCATTCTCACCGTGCAGCAGCGCCAACGCTGCGTCGACCGCCTTGATCTGCTCTTCGGCTTCCTCCATCTTGTTGTCATTGAGGTTGAGCGGGAGGCCCATCGGGTTGCCTTGGAACTTCAGCATGGCGCGCGCCTGCTCGTCCCCTGCAATGCGCATGGTTTCGGTCAGGCCCTCGATGTCGTCACCGAGGACGCGTGCGGCCTCACCCGTAAGCTTCCCGGTCTCCGCCCATCGTTCAAGGCCGACGCCGAGAGCGTCGACTTGTGGGTTGAGGTCTTTTTTCATCGTCTCGGACAGGAGCGAACTGGCGACCTCGATGGCGGCAAGCGCGCCGAGAACACCGCCTGCGACCATCCCGACCTTGGAAAGCGCCCCGGCGGCTTTCGCGCCGGCGGGCCCGGTTGCGGCGAGCTCGGCGTTGAGGACGGCGAGTTGGCCTCGGAGCTTGATGGCTGCGCCGAAGGTGAGCAGGGCGGCCCCTGTGAGCACACCGAGAACCACCGCGGTCGCCGATACTGGCGTGGGAAGGTCGTTGATTTCTTGCACGAGGTCGGTTGCGGCTTTGACGAGAACGCGCAGGCCGGCGGTGGCGCCGCCGGACGATTCGATGGCGAGGCCTTCCAGCGCGGAGGTGAGGTTGGAGATGTCACCCTTGAGGGAGTCCATGCGCTTCGCGGCGGTGTCGGCGGCGACGCCCTGCTCGGAGACCTTGTCGATGTACTGCTGGATGCCGGCCGAGCCTTCCGCGAGGAGGATGTTTGCTCCCGCGATCGCTTCTTGCCCGAACAGGACAGCCATGGCGGCGTTGCGTTCCTCGACCGAGAGCGTCTCCAACCCGGTTTCGAGCTCTCGGACGATCTCGACTGCTGACAGCACTTGGCCGTTGGCGTCGTAGATGGAGATGCCGAGGTCGTCCATGAGGGTCTTGGCCTCTTTGGTGGGCGCGAGCAGTCGCAGGAGGGTGGTCTTGAGGTTGGTGCCTGCCTCGGCGCCAACGAGGGCTTGGTCGCCCATCGCGGAGAGGATCCCGACGGTCTCTTCGACCGTCAGGCCCGCTTGGGCGGCGACGGTGCCGACGTTCTTGAGCGATTGGCCGAGCCCGGTCACGTCGGTGTTGGAGGCGTTCGCCGACCCGGCGAGCGTGTCCGCCACCGAGGACATCTCCGACGCTTCGAGGTTGAACTGCGCGAGGGTGGTGGCGGCGATCGAGGCGGCCTCCGCCAGGCCGATCCCGCCCGCCGCGGCAAGCGACAGCGCCCCGGCGAGCGCGCCGCCGGTGATCTGGGCGGCCGTGAGGCCAGCTTTCGACAGCTCCTCGATGGCGTTTGCGGCTTCGGTCGCGGAGAACGCGGTGGTGGAGCCCATGTCGATCGCGGCTTGCCGCATCGACGCGAACTCTTCAGCAGTCGCGTTGCTGACCGCGTTGACTTGCGCCATCGCATGGTCGAAATCAGCGGCTGCGTTCGCGACGAGTGCGAAGGCGCCGACCAGCGCGGCCCCGAACACCGTCGCGCTGTTCGCGACTGCATCCAGGTCGCCCTTGCCCTGCGCTGCCGTCTCTTTCAGCTCAGTTCGGAAGTCCCTCGTCGTCTTGACCGCGTCCTTCATGGACGTGCCGAACTGCTGCATGTTCGCGACGAATTTGACGGAGACGGTCCGCATCGCGCCTCCCCTCGTCGGTCAGGCGGCGTGGCGGGGCGGGCGCAGTTCGACGCGGTGGATGAGCGCGTGTGGGTGCGGAGCGTCGCCCTTGCGGTAGTGCTCTTCGGATTGGGCGAGCGCGGTGCACCGGTGGCAGCGGATCGGCAGCAGCGGCACGTACGCGCCGTTCCCGGGGGTGCCGTCGTTCTCCTCGGCGGTGGTTTCGGCGAGGTCGCCGCCGCAGTGGTTGCAGCGGGTGTCGCGCCAGGCGGCGAGGGCGAGCATCCAGCCGCGTTGCTCGTCGTCCCATTCGGGGTCGCGGCGGCTCACCCACCCGGTGACCTGGCCGTCGGTGCCGTGGACGGTGGTGGTTACCTCTTCTGGTTCCCAGCCTTCGAAGCGGCGGAGCGAGATCCCGAGCCGTTCTGCCGCCTCGACGCGGTACCGCTGTTCAGGGTCTTCGAGGCGGCGAAGCTGAAAGGGACATCGACGGGGTTCTTGTTCAGCCGCCAGGACAGGGCGAAGAGGGCGTCGAACTGGGCTTCGGTCATGACGTCGTACAGCAGCTGGTCCCAATGTTCCGCGGTCAGGTCCGGTTCGATGACGGAGTGACGAATGAGCGCTTCGGGGAAGGTCTGCATGTTCACACCGGGCGAGTCATCGGGTTCGATCTTGCCGTCCTTGCCCTTGCGGGGCGGGTGTTCGTCGCACAGTTCCCGCCAGGTCCGCTCGTCCTTGGGTGTGGCGGGTGTGCGCTGGCGGCGCAGGGACTGGACGGTGAGGTCGATCGAGTCCTCACGCATCTGCTCCTCGAGCTCGCCGAGCTGGGCGGCGAGCTTCTTGAGCTCGGGGTTCGGGTTGAGCATCGCGCCAGCGTCGGCCGCTTTGATGCGGTCGTACTCGGCCTTGACGCGGGTCCACTCGGCTCGGGCTGGCCCGGGCAGGTAGATGGTCATGTTGTCCTGCGCGCGCTGCGCGGCGGCGAGCTTTTCCCCGATGGTCTTCTTGGTGTTCGACATGCTCCTGCTCCTGGCCGTGGTGCTGGCCGACGATGGTGAAGGAGCCCGCGCACCCCGGCCAGGTTGATGCACGGGCTCCGGTCTAGGAGGCGACGACCGCGACGTCGCGCTTAGTCTCGCCGCGCACGAAGATCTTCTGCATGATGCGAAGGCGGCCATTGGCTTCCGGCGGCTGCTTCTGCTGGACACCGCACTCGGCGGGGTAGATGTCGACGATGTCGCCGACGGCGAGCGGCACTTCGTAGTCGTCGCCCCAGCGGAGGACGACGAATCCGAGTTCCTTGTGCCGCAGGGTCGCCTGCGCCTTGTTGTCGGTCGCGGCGGGCAGCTGGCCCTGGTAGACGTAGGTCAGCTGGAGGGTGTCGGTGTGGCGGCCGACGCGTTCGTACGTCTGGCGAGAGCAGAGCCGGTCGTCGGTGGAGACCTGCTCGTCGGTGCCGGGGGTGAGCCCGTCCGCGGTGATGTAGCAGGACAGGTCGATGACGGTGCCTGCGGTGAGTTCGGTGAGCGTCGGTTCGGCGGTGTCGTCGATGGTCGTGACCCAGAGGGCCTTGAGCGACCCGTCGGCCGGGATGGAAGTGGGAACGGCGTCACTCATGGCGCGGTGTCTCCTTTGTGTCGTGGCCGGGGCTTGGCGCGGCGGCCCGCGAGGTCGCGGTTTGCCTTCATGGGGAGAGGTCGGGAGCCGGGTCGGGGCGGGCGGACGATTTCGCAGTCGCCGCTGGCGAGGTACACGGCAGCAGCCGATTCACATGCGTCCCACTGGTGTCCGGTGGAGAGGCAGCGGAGGCGGAGGTACACGGCAACCTCCTCCGGCCGGTGGATGTGGACCAGCGACGGGCCCGCTACGGTGGGGCAATGAACCCTCGAGTCTTGAAATGGATCTCGCGCGCCGGTCTCGTGGTCGCGCTCGCGTCACTAGTCGCGGGCGGCACCATCGCGGTGAGGGACGGTGTGGCTGATCCCCCTGCGTGGGTGGTTTGGGGTCTGGTGGGCGGGGTCCTGTTGGCGGTGGTGCCTGAAATGCCTTGGTGGGGAAGGGGTTCTAAGAACCGTTGACCGGGGCGGGTTCGGCGCTCATGCGGTACATGGCCCATCCCCGGTAGGTAGGGCGCCCTTCGAACAGGACCTCTTTGTTCTCGTTGACCGGCGCGCTCATGTCCGCGAGCGCGCGGAGGAATCCGCACGACCATCCTTCGATGGCCGGGCGCTGGCCGATGAGCGCGGTGTTGATTTCGTCGAGGGCCCACAGGACCTCGTCGACGTCTTTCCCGCAGGCGACGAACCGGGCGTCGTTGACCGCAGGGATGAGGTTCCCGGCGAGGTTTGCGATGACGCCGACTGCGGGGACGGGCCATTGCACGAGGTAGGGGTACTGGAGCTGGTCTGCGGGGACTTGGACGCCGCCGTAGTGGATCTGCCAGGTCGGGACGCGGGCCTGCACCATGGCGCGGATGGCGTTCTGGAACGGCCGGGAGATCTGTGCCATCACGAGCCCGCCAGCGGGTCGACGTTCTCCAGCGCCGCATAGAAGGTCGGTTCGACCTTGTCCGCGGCGGGCCCCATGTGCGGGCGGGGCGCCATGTTCTCGGTGCCGTTCTCGAGGTACCAGCCGTAGTTGGACTCGGGCCCGGTGGTGCCGACCGCGACGTCCCGGTTGGAGCCGATGAAGTCCGAGGTGATGGAGTTGCGGTGGAATCCGGTCAGGACCGGGGCGCCGGCCTTGCCGAGCGCTTCGGTCTCGAACGTGGCCTTTCGGACGATGTTGCGCACCTGATTGCGGGCGGTCTCTGTGCCGACTTCGACATCGCGTTCGAACCGGCGGATCTCGGAGTCGTCGACGCTGAACTCAGCCACCGCCACCCCCTTAGATCTGCGCTGGCGGGACGTTGGCGCACAGCAGGTCCCGCTCCCAGATCTGGGAACCGAACCGGACGTCGTGCACCCACAGGGACTCGTCGGGCAAGCGCGGGTCGCCGGCGGTGACCGCGACGACCTCGTCGTTGACGCGGATCTCGGGCGCACTCGCGGGGATCGCGACGATGTAGTTGCGGACGATCACCTGGCGTTCGCCGATCGTGCGTGTGGTTTCGACGCCGTCGCGAACCACGCGCATCGGCGCGGCCCCGTCGACGCCGTACACGACCGTCGGGGCCGGGTAGGTGGTCTGGCCGGCGGCCTCGTTGAACACCCCTGCGCTGGAATAGCGGCGAATGATCCCGGTCGTGGTCTGCGCGCCTTCGGCGACCGGCCGGTGATGGGCCTCCCAGTCGCGGTGGAACACACCGGTGCCGGGGAACGGCATGTCAGCCCCCCAACGGCCGGTAGGACGCCCACGGGTCGAAGGGGATCACGTCGATCGCCCACGGTCCCTCGTCGCCGTCCTGGTCGTCCTCGTCCCGCAGCTGCTTCGCCTGGGCGCGCAGCTCCGCGGCGACGGCGGGCCCGTCGGTCTGCAGGTCCAGGGTCCGGATCTTCTTCGAGATGAGGACTTCGGAGGTGGCGATCGCGTCCAGCGCCCGGGCGGCGGCGCGCTTGACGCGTCCGCCCTCGATGGACAGGTACCCGGTGATCTGGTCATCGTCGATGAGGAAGTTGCTCTCGTCGACGTCCGAGATGAGGAGACGGACCTGCCCGGCCGGGGTCGTGTAGTCGATCGCCACGGCTACTCGTCGATGAGCTTCTGGAGGTCGGCGAGGAGCGTCTTGCGCTGCTTCCCGGCGGTCTCGGTGCCCAGGGCGGCCTGCGCGCGGCCCGAGTCATTGCCGACCCAGGCGAGCACGTCGGCGGCGGAGCCCTCGGGGACCTCGACGCCGTCAGTTTCCTCGACGGGGACGGTCCCCTCGGGCTGCCCCGCGGGGGAAGGCTCGGTGACCGCGACAGCCCCCGCGGGGGCGGCGGTGGGTGCGGGCTCGGCCACCTTGGTGCCGTAGTACGCGGCCGTTTCTTCCTCGGTGGCGGGCCGCACGCCGCGGTAGCGGGCCATGCGCGGCTGCTGCAGGTAGGAGATCTGCCCCGGCTTGGTGGCCTCGAAGTAGTGGTCCTTGAACTTGATGCCCGCGGTGGGGACGGTCAGGTTGTCGTAGGACTCGCAGTAGAACAGCATGGCGGATTGACCTCCCGGCCGGTAGTCGTTGGCGTTGGGCAGGTACAGCACCTGGCCCGTGTATTCGATGTCGAGCGCCGAGGCGTCGGCGCCGATGAACTGGTGGGCGACGCGGCCTGCGTGGCCGCGGCCGGGCACGAGGGAGGGGGATTCGCGGTGGTCGACGAGGGAGGGCCACGGGTACCAGACGGGGATGCTGTTGGCCTCGAAGTACGTCGACATGCGGGAGTCGTAGTTGGGGATGCGGCCCCGGTCGCACCAGGCGACGAGGTCGTCGATGTGTCGGGTGGGGACGGCGACGGCGACGCCCCAGTTGAGGCGGTCCATGACCAGCCACGACGCGTTCTCGGCGCGGGCAACGTAGTCGGCGACCATCTCCTTGTACGGTCTGACCTTCCCGACGTACAGGCAGAGGGGGACGTCGCCGGGGGTGTTGGTGAGTGCGGCCTCGACGCCGGCGACGAGATCCCGGGGGATGACGGCGTCGTCCTGGATGACGAGGTGATGGGTCGCCGTGGGGTCATAGGCGAGGAGCGCGCGGCGGCCGGTGCCCCACCGCGAGTTCGAGCCGTCGTCCCACACGACAGTCGGGGGCCGGTCAAGCGCGGATTCGAGTTCAGGCACGAAGGCGGCCCGCCGGGGGTGGGCCATGATCGCCACCGACACGCTAGCCACAGGCGAACCCCCAAGTGGGGGTCTTCGCGAACCTGCCGAAGCAGCGGTACCCCGCAGGCAGCACGTCAATGAGCGCATCAGGGTCGGACTCGACGTAAAGGACTGGCGACTGCTCTGCGAGGATTCGTTGCGCACCGGCGAGAACATCGGCCGCTGCGCCCTCGACGTCGACCTTGATGAGCTTGATGTCGCTGGTGTAGAGCAGTTCGTCGAGTGTGGTGATCGGGA